CATCAAGAGTTAAAGAGCATGAACACGCTAGAATTTCCTTCCTGCTCATCCGTTGCGCTCATCATTCTGATCTTTCTTTCAAGCTGTTCAATCCGGTTTTGTAGTGATTCTGCGAAATCAGAAACAGTTAAATCATCCTGTTTATAAGTTTTCATGCTGTGCGGGTTGTTGGCAATGCTGTTTAGAATTGAAAGTGCCGCAAGATAAATCTTTCTTTTGTTCGATGGTGATGTAGGATTGTATTGATCTGTATCCGTCAAACCTTCTTCTGCAAGATAGACGGAAAGTTGTTCGGCTGGAATGTTGATTCCAATTTCCATTGTCAAACGTTCAAGGTTGGTCATTAAAAACACTCTCCTTTGTAAATGAAAGTAAAATATTTCATATTAACGCGGTGAATTGTTAACGAAATTGGTTTAAAAAACTGCCGACAGGGGTTTGTCGACAGTCTGAAACCTACTTAAACTGTAGGTTAAAAGATACTATTTTATTTACCTTTAGGCATTCTTACATTTAGATCATCATGTTTTTTGATCAATTGTGTGGAAAGCTCTTTAACTTTCTCCTGATATGAGACAAATGAGCCACTTGGATATTCGGCTAATGATATATATTGATTGTACAAACCATACATTTCAAAACAGATTTCATAAACAACTTTATAATCATTAGGTGGATCGTTTAATTCTTGCATTATATTATCAATCACCTTTTTCCCCTTTAAAAGTGAATCAATTTTCCCTTGTTCTCTAAAAATTCTATTAACAATTGCTATTGCTTCATTAAAGTCCTTCGCATAATTTTCTCTGTTAACATTTTTTTCTTTTAAACTAGGAGAATTAGGAGAATGTATTGACGTATACCTAAAAGAATTATTATCAGGATTATATCGAATAAACATTCCATATTCTGCTTTAATAGCAGTTCTCCAAGCGCTTATATAAACATTATGCATTTTTTCAGCTTCCGCTGCATCGTTTATCATCAACATTACAACTAACTCTAATTTATTTTTGTAATCTTCAATATTTTTTATTTTAATAGAATTAACTATTCCAACAACAACCACTAATACAAATATGCCAGTTATGATAGATGCTAATATTTTCAATATTTTACTTTTTTTGTTTTTTTTGTTTTTATCATAAATTTCACTGATTTCACTTTTATCGGTAATTTTTGCTCTTTTTCCGCATTTATTGCAAAAGAGGCTATCGTCATTTAATTCATTACCGCAGTTTTGACAGACGATCATTTACGGCACCTCGCGATGGTCATGTAAAGAATTTTAATATCTATAAATCTGATCTCTTACTTAAATTTATATCCTTCCATTTTTCTGCTCTTTGCTTTGCTCTTTCATTCTTTTCATTCTCAAGTTTCTCTACTGATTTGATTATAGCGGCAAGCACATCAAAAGAGTCTAACAAATAACTTTGAAATGATATAATACTCGATCTAAATTGTGATGCCTCTTGAATAAATTGCTTGGTAAACTCAGAGTTTTTATGATAATTCTCTAAATAAACTTGACAATCGGACAACCATTCAAATATACCTGCGTTGTTTGTTTGTCCTTCAACCCATTTTCTAACCTCGTCAATTTGGGATCTTAGTGCACTAATGTTCATATTTTAACAACCTCCTTAATCTGATTTTTTCTCGAATGTGTAAACCAACATGCTAGCAGGTAAATTTTGGTAATAGAGGTATCTCCTTTCCATATCTCACCACCAGACTAAAAGTTCTAAAGCTCTATTTTCCTCCATAATACGCCATTTTACAAGAAATAGGCAACAAAAAAGCCAACCAATGCTATATTAGTTGGCTTTTGAGACCACTAACTACACCATTTAGTTAGCAAAAAAGCCCGCTTGCACATATCGTATCTTATGCGCAAACAGACTGGAAGTAATTGGATAAAAGCAACCACGCCTTGGGCTACGTTTTTCAATATATTTTTGATTACGACCAGTTATATATTTCGTAACAGGCGCGTGTTGGTCGAACGCATTTTTCACACGAAATTCGTTTATGTTTCAAGCTTCTTGGTTAATTCTTTCCGTCAAGCATCATCCATATCATACCCGCTACTTTCCCATCTCAACCTTTCCATCTCTGCCGCGACATCGACAACATACGGATTTCGTTCTACTGCTGTTTCTTGGCTGATGATGTTGATTTCTCGCAATACCTTCAAATTTTCCGCTATCTCTTTGTCGTTGCTCGGTCTTGCAAAGTGGAAATGATAATCTAAGCTATCAAATTCCTCATCGGTGAACGCGACGCCTTTCAAAGCTAACATTTTCCGAATAACATTAAACCTCTGATCCATTCCAGCCCGCATGTATTTAGCATTTAACGCGCCTTTCATGTCGGCCAAACTGAATAGTAACCTAATGCTAACTTCAGACAAATTACTGATGTCTGTTTTGCTCATCGACACCGCCGGAACATTTGCAATGTCCAACAAAGTGCTTGTCAATGTTTTATAGATGCTCTCAAACCCTTTGTGATCAAAAGGATTGCTTTTGAATTCAAAATCACTTCCATATTCCAACACCAAACCGCCACCAATAACATCTTTTGGCAATCCATCACCCTTTAATTGTTGCCCGATCAAAACAGGAATACCTGTCAAATACCTATCATACGCATCTGCCGTTTTGCTGATCAATTCCTCCATATTGTCCAAAATGGGAATCAAATCCAGCAAATCACTTCTGCCCAAATCGCCCAACTCGTCCTGATTGTGATAGATGATCGGCAACCCTGAAATGTTAACATATGTTCCAACAAGCCTTAAATCTCCACCTTCGTTTGTCCAATGTTCTACAGTTTCAGATGTATAAACAACGTAATGATCAATATTTTCAACACAAAAATGCTCGATCAAAGCCACATAGTTGTTGCGATCATCAAACACAGGATAGCAGTCAGCAGAATCAAGTAGTTTAGAACGGATATTCTGTTCATCGTCAAAATAAACATACTCACAACAAAAACCATACTTTACCATGCGATCAAGTATATCAAAATCAGTCGAATGATACCGTCCACGTTTATAAACGCTCTGATATTGCTTTACGACGTTTTCATTGCCTGTCAGTGTGATTGGATTACTTAAAAGATACGTCGTCGTAAAATTCACCATAGTTTTTGCAAGCTGTAGAACAATCTTTTTGGGATGATATTCTTTACCGTTGAACATGTATGACGGTTTATCAAGGATTTTATGCTTGCCGCTCAAGTACTCTTTCAAATCCAAAATCTGCCTTACACGCTGTTGATGATATACCTGACCAACTTCATCAACAAACCAATCTTTTTTTCCATCGTATTTTTTTGCTATATATGATTCCAACATCATTTTCAACCCCCCAATTATGCAACATCCACATAATACCGATTAGCCTTCAAACCAACGACGGCCATCATAAGACTAATCACCAAATCATGATGATGGCCGCTTGTTCGCTTGTTTCCGCTATCTCTGTATGTTTGCATTTGCTGTAGTGTTTCTTTGCAATGTACTTTAATTAATCCCGTTTCAAACGCTTCTTTTGTATCTGTCGTAACCTGACTTTTGGTCATGGCTGTACTCGGAAAACCCAATTTGTAGTCACTTCCGCCTTTTGAATCAAAATGACGGTGCCTGTATAGATTCAGATACGGATCGTTCGTTTCCTTCCTCAAACGTTCCAGCAGACTTGTTCCGAATCCATTTCTTTCAACAACCACAAAGGCATAGTTGAAAAACAACCCCAACGATCTGACTATCTCACAAAAACGATAAACCGGAACATCATTTCTGTAGAAGCTAACCACTTGTTCACCAGTATCATCAAAAATCGTAATTGTGCTAAAGTCACCTTGCCCACCAGCGGCAACATCCACACCCGCAAAATATCGTTTGCCACGCTTGGGTAAATGGAAAATCTCCAACCCTCTGCCGACATATTGAATCAAGTTTTTAGGTAGTTCGTTTTGAAGTTCTTTTTTTGTCAATGGCGGCAATGTATGATTTAGATTTTCCAAAATCTTAGATTGATCAAAAACGCTGATACCTGTGCTAATGAAAGCCTGCACATCATGCGCCGGGTATTCCTGATAGAAAATGTTTTTATCTTTATCCTGTAGTACATATTGCCGCCACATTAGCATGTTTAAGCTACAACCCATTGCATGTAACTGTTTTTCTTCAGGATCTAAATCCTTTGCAGACAAACGCCTACCTTTGTTATTTTGCTGGAACCACTTGACGGCTAGCTGGATGTCATAGCGAAATTGCTTTTCATACGCCGACGAAAAGAAAGGGTAAAAAAACGCTTTGTACTTACTTCTTCCCTTTTTGGCTTGGTCGTATAGTTGCTGAAAGTAGTTAAACCCATTTGCCGTTGTTTCAATCACAATTTTTGCTTTTTCATTTTTCATTAACGCCGGTTCAATTGTTGTTAGTACACCTTTTAAATCTTCATAAAATGCCGCTTCTGATAGCAGAACATACATGAACGTCCTTCCGCGTCCCAAGTCCTTGTTTGTCCCAGCAGTCGTTGAAACGATTCGGGAACCATTTTCAAAAAGCAGTTCATCTCTGTTTTCGCGCTTAACATCGCTAAAGATATTTGGGTATTTTTCTCTTGGTAAATGGCTGTTCATGCGCTTGATTTTCTCAAACAAATCTTGTGCCGCTTTTCCCTCATACGAGACAATCAGGTAATGGGTATTTGGATTCGTCAAAGCCATATAAAGACAATAGGCCAAAGACAGGGTTGTAAAACCTAACTGCCTTGGCTTCAGTACGATATTGTACCTGTCCCATTTGCTTACAAAATCCTTTTGCTGATCATTTAACTCAAACGGATTCAGATTCCCGTCATTGTCAACGATCTTAATAAAATTTTTACAAAACAGTTCAAAGTTGCCCATAATCTTCCGCAACTTCTGTTGCCTTGTCATCACCACACCCCCAATCAAACAATCAGACCGTCGTCCTCATCTTCATCTTGTTGGAGCAATCTTTTTTCGGCCTGTTTGCTATATGCTTTCAAGTCCTTTCCAATCTGCAAAAATAGCTTGATGCTTTTCTCGTCACCGGCTTTGGCTTTTTCTGCAACGCTGTTATAGATTTCTTCCAAATCCTGATCAAACTTCGTGTTTAGAAAAATCGCCAACAAACTGCGATATTCCTCGGTTTTCTCCCATTCCAATAGGCTGTTGAATGTTTTAAGTTCAAGATATTCTAAAAATTCTTCTGGCGTTTTCTTTGGTAGTCGTTGGTCATATCGCAAATCAAATTTCCATTTGAAATACTCACGTTTTCGGGTTGGTACTTTTTTCAATGCCTCATAGATGTTCATCTTAATACCTCCTAAAAAATTAAAAAGACAGGCGTTTAACCTGTCTCTTATTTGTCACCAATTGAAGTTTCTATTGTAAAAAATGTTATAATGGCTATATAGTCAAAAAGTAATCAACACATTTCCTTATAGCTTCAACAAATTCCGGTTTTCTTCTCATATCTAATTTAATATTTTTTACTTGTCGATATTCTTCAGGTACATGGTAAAATGGATCATCAGGACTAGTTAACGATGCATATTCCTGCTTTCTGTTTTCATGTTCTTCTATCGCCCATTCAATGATTTTGTTTTTTAGTTTTAAATTAAGTGCTTCGCTGTGATCAAAACTTTCCCCAAATTTTTCCTCAATATCCTCAAGAAGTTCAAGCAAATTTTCCTCGTTAAATACAATTACATCATACTCTGTGTAATCATATTCTATTTTTAATTCTTCAAATAAACGCTTTTCTCTTAATTTATAAAATTCTACTTCTTTACCCAACTTTATAGCCATTTGTTTGCTTGAGACACCCATTTTATTAAGTAATTCTTTTTCAATTTTTTCTATTTTCTTAATAAGCTCCGGTGTGGCTGTTTTAACGTAGCCATCATTGGCATCTTTATACCTATGACTTATACCATAAATAATGCTTCCATCTCTTCTTAACCTGTTTAGAGACTTTGTAAAGAATTTTTTGATTTTGTCATACGTGTTCCTATAGAAATCCAGAATATACCATTCATCTATCTGCAATTCTTTAGCATAGGATTTGATTTTAAATTTCAATTCAAGAAAATCATCATTAACAATATCGAACATATATGCAATATTTCTAATCGTCCCATTAAAACCGAATTCTTCATTACATTTTTTCAAAATCAGATAATCAATATGCTCACCATAGATAAACCTTCTTGCTCCACCGTTGTTTACACGTCCGTCAATTTTTGGTTTGGGCGTGTCGTATATCTTTGTGATTTCCCAATTATACCTACCATGTTCAGTCCAATCAAAAAATCTTCGCCATTCATTAAGCTGGATAATTTTTTGTTTACCGCTACAATATTTTGCACCGATGGTTTCACAAATATGTTTATATCCTCGATATGTTTTTAGCTCCAGTTTTGAAATATCCATTGCCTAATCATATCTCCTCTATTTTTTATGATTTTTGCATTTACGATTTGTCACCTTTTGTGGTTCCTATTTTGTGGTTCCTATTAATTTGCTTAAGGATTATTATATAATTAATATATATGAACTTCAATAAGTGACAAATCAAATAATTACCTTCCTGTCTTTCCATCTTTCCAAAATCATTTTTAAGTCGTCCGTTTTTTCAAACAAAGCAAACTCATGATTGGTTTTCAAGCATCTTGCCCTTGTTATGTATTTATGTCCTTTTTTCACAAGGTATTTTGAAAGATTGCGGTCATAGCAAAAGAAATACTTGCTGTGGTTATTCATTAATTTTTCTCCTTTCTTTATGCGAATCTGGCGTAAACATCAAGACCCGTCACAGTAGCGTTTGAAAAATTCCATATTCCTCGCGCTATGATTTGATCATGTACAAGATTTCCTCCTACCATTCGTGACGTACCAATATTAATTGTCGCGTGATGATTGTTAGATATCCCAAAAATATCAATTCCATTATCAGCAAAAATAACCACCCTATTCTCGTGACTTAATCCAATTACCGGGCCAAAATCACTTCTGTGGAAAAATATCTCTCCACTATCTCTTCCGTTATTAAAAAATTTAATCATTCCCGTACTACCATCTAAGCTAATACCATCTTCTGTATTTCCATTCATAGATAGTAATTCAGATCCTTCTAATTTCAAATATCTTCCCGATGTTCCAGTCATTATTGTAGGAGAATATATTATTCTGTTATTTATAAACGTACCCCCACTATAAGTACCATTTGCGATACTTGTTGCAGA